AAACTTCTTGTTCATCCACTAGGTGGTCCTCCTTGTTGTCCTAAAGCTCCTATTACTTGGTCTATTCCAGGTAATCCACCACCAGGTCCTGTAGGAATTTGTGGTCCACCCATTCCCATCATTGCTAATTCTTCAGGAGTTGGCTCTTCACCTTCTGCTGTGTAAAACTTATCTAATATTTCTGACATTTTTGAAGGATTCTTTCTTATTTCTATAGCTGCCATTGTAGCTTGTGGATTTCCTTCTGCAGCTTGTGCCATAAGAGATTCAAATAAAACTGTCTCTGCTTTTTCTGCATTTATTCTTTGTTGAATCTTTGTTATATTATCTAACCCATCCATGTTTTCTTGTAATGTTTGAGTATCAATAATACCCTGTTGTTTTAATTGCAGTCCTGTTATTATTTTTTGCGGTTCATCAAATCCTGCCATTACACCATACACTCTTCGTGTTGTGTAAAATTGTTTTATATCAGATTGTGGAGAATATGTTTCTTTATAAGCAGTTCCTTTATGATAACCTGCCATAGGTTTTCTTACGCCTGGAAACATTTCTTCATCATATTCTAATCTTTTTGAATCTAATTCTTGTATAGCGTCTGCTAAAACAGTTTGATATTCTCTAACATGAAGTGAAGCAGATTGACCAAGTTCTTCTAATCCTCTACCTGTAACAAATGCATTTGGAGATTGTCCATCATCAGATACAGGATAAGCTGCTCCTAGTCGTAAATGTCTTTCTAATCTATCTACTTGTTGAAATAATTGATATGGTAAATTGTTAACAGGTTTTGATACATTTGAGCCTGGTGCTAAGTAGTTAACTGCATATCTACCTTTTCTGTATTTACCTGATTCTATTTCACCAACAATATTGGTTTCTGTAAATACTGCATCTTCCATAGCAATAGTTCCAAGAATATTAATTTTTGCCATGTTAGCCATAAGACCTGTAATGTGTTGGAACTGACTTTGTAGTTGGTCAAAAGCATATCTTTTAGCTACTACAAAACAAGGACCTGACTTTAAAGGGTTAGGCATAAAATCTATAATTTTTTTATTTTCAGGTAAAAATACGTATGTTCCTTCTTCATCTCTATACTCAACTACAACTTTTCCATCACCATTTGAATAAGACCAATTATTCATTTTTTCACCATAACCTAATAATGCTGAATACGGTGATACTTCATCATCTGTATTTCTTGCATAAATTATGCTTTTAGCTTTAGGATATTGTTCTGCAAGTATCTTATGTGGAACTCTTGTAATTATTGCTAATTCTTTTGGTTGTTGGTCATTTCCAAAATATCCAGGATAACAAGTAAAAGAATCTCTTAATTCTGCATAAGGATAAGGATTACCATCTTTATCTCTTCTATGCCCTAAAGTCCAAACAACAAAACCATAACCAGGTAACCATCTACCAACTTGTGGTAATTGCATATTTAATTTTTGATTTTTGTCATAAGCCATGACAATGCGTTCTAGTTTTTCAGATTTCTTTTTTGCACGTTGTGAATCTTTTTCATTAATTATATCTATTTTTAAATCAGGGCTTCTACCTAATTTTTGTGCAAATCTATCTAAAGCTGTTAAAAATAAATTAGGTGCTGGTAATTGATGGTATTCAACATTAGCACCATCACCCAATAAGGCTTTAACTCCAGCTTCTCCACCGTTCATAATGTCTCTTACACGTGACCTATCAAGAAGATTATCTCTATTGATTATTCTTAGGTAATCAATTTTATCGTATAACTTATCGCTATTTAAAGGCATCTATCTCCAATTATCTATATCAATACTACTAGGTTCGTACCCTGAAAAGCTAGGACTATAATCGTACCCTAATTCAGCAAAACGTTCTTTTTGCATACGTCTTATTGCTTTCATAGGAAACCAACTAGCCATAACTATATCAGTCTTTGTACCTATCGACTTACTTTTAGTTTTTGCAGAACTAAAATAAACCAACTGACTCGTATATAAGTTTACCTTTTCTTGGGCTTCAAATCCAAGATATGGCAAAGAAATTTTATTTTCAGTAAATAATGGTCTCATAGCAGTAACACCAAATATTGGGTCAAATTTATTGTTGCGAGTTTCGTGTCCTTCTAAAAATATTCCGTGAGTCGAAGCAAAATCTCTAATACTTCTGTCTTGTCTTATTGCTTTTTGAAAACCGTTTTCTTCAATAACCCAATGTGATAAATTATATTTCATCCACCATTCTTTAATTACATTTAATGCTTGTGGAATACCTCCTCCTAAAGAGTTGTTCATATCTACCATATGTAAAACATTTCTTTCAACATCAACAGCCCATAAAAAAGCAGCTTGGTAACCTGTTGACGCAGGGTCTAAACCTGCAATAAGTCTAGTTCCAGGCGGTACTGTTCCTATATCTCTACCTTGGTCTCTACATGCTTCTATTTCTACTCTATCAAATAATGCAAGTCCTTCAGGCATAGCAACATTAAGATAAACCATTTCATATATAGCTCTACCACCTGTAGTTTCTGCAGCACGTTTTCTATCCATTAACCATTTGTGTGTTCTTTTAGAACCCCATAACATACAATCTGTATGTTCTACTTCTTCAGGTAATGTACAAGCTGTATCGTGTGCTTCTTCTATTGTTGTTGTCCAACTTTCGTTTTCAGATAAATGAGAATATAAATCGTCATAATGTTGTCTTGAACCAATAACTACAATAGCTGTATGTTCCTCTTTTCTACTTGATAATGTTGTAGTCCACCAATTTCTTGTATTTTCTCTACTAGATGGTTGCATAGTAGAACTGTGGTCTTCAATGTCATCTGCAATTATTATGTCACAGTCTCTTGAAAGTATTTTACCACCACGTCCTAATCCAACCATTGTAGGACTTTTAATTCCTGTAACCGTTCTTGTTCCTACAGTAAAACCATTTTGAGACCAGGCTTTACCTGTACGTGATGTTGGTTTAAATTTTTCTCCAGGTCCACAAAACTCTTCTATTAATAATTCGTTATTTTCTAGTTGGTCAAGTACAGAACTCACTGCATTTTTAGATATTTCTTCATTACCTCCAACCCAAAGTATTCTTACGTTTGGATTTTTACAGATTAACCATACAGCAAAATGTATTAATAAATCTGTTTTACCATGACGAGGCGGTGATAATATCATGTGCTGTCCACCTTCTTCAATAGTTTTCATAATTTCTTCTATCCATTTAATATGAAAATCAGGTGTTTCGTATGCTACACCTTGTTCTGTTTGAAAATATCTATCTCTAAAGTCACTAAAGTCTGATAATGTTTTTTCTGCAACTTGCGGTAATGACCATTTTTCTTGTGCTTTTTCTAATTCTAAATCTTCAACATAAGCAGAATATGCCATAGATACTGCTCCATCAGTTGTTTCTAATATCTTTGCTACACCTTTAATTGTATTTTTCTTTTCTAATATTTCCTGGGCTAAACCTGATTCAACAATGTCATTATAGACTTTGCCTCTTCTTGATTGAACATTTGTTTTTTGACTAGGTATAACTAATGTATCTTCTTCTTGTTCCCATTCAACGCCTAGTTTTCTAGCACGTTTTTTTTGCATGTTAATTCTATTAGAACACCTATCACTACAATATTTTTTTCTATTTTTCGGAAGAGGTCTATGACATCCTGCAGCGTAACATAGTTTATTTTTTGCCATAGTTTTTACATTCCTTATTTCGGCATTTCATTTTTTTGCTTGGCAATAACACTCCACCACATCTTGGGCAAGGTATGTTTATCAAAACTAAGAGTTCTTCTTAATCCTTTTAGAAGAGTATCTCTTTTTCTTTCCTTTTTTCGTGTAGGGCATATTATCTCCTTTTTCTTTATGATAACACAAAACTGCACCGAAGTGCAGTTCTGTCGTACAGTGTCATATACTTTTACTTTATATGGCGTCTCCCCAGACGCATTTTTATGTTAATACATTTTATTTTATATCGTTGTCAAAAACTAAAGTTTTTAATTTATCAGCTCTTAATATTAATCTTCCAACAAGCTCTACACATTGTGGAACTACTGCGTTACCTAAAGCTGTTAATTTTTCTTTTCTTCCTTCATAGTTTTCCATAGACCTAGGCATACCTATTTCCCACATATCGTAATCTTCTTCAAAATAAACTTTAGGGTCTTCACTTAATTGTTTTTTAGGATTGTTTCCTTCAATGATTCTTTTAACAGAAGGTCTTTCAGAACTTGTTAATGGTGTTCCAAATTTATGTTTATTGCTTTTCCATTCAAAAGATTCAAGAGTTGTCATTTCTTTGTCGTATTTAACTTCTGATAAAAAGGGTTTTATTTTATTCCAATCTTCTATATTTGGATAACTAAAGCCTGAAGTATCGTATCTAAACCAATGTTCTATAGTAGATTTTTTTATATCTGTTTTTTCAGATAGTTCTTTTATAGAAGTAATACTTCTTAAATAATCTACAAAGATTTTTTGTTCAGGTAAGTTAGGTCTTTTCATCATTATGTGGTCTTTATATTTTTCAAATAGTTCAGGATTATTTTTTATATCATCCATAGCTACCTGGTCAGCTAATGTTATTTGTACAGATTCACCTGATGCTCTAGTATCTTTTCCTTGTAGTAATTTAGTTGCGTGTTTTAAAGCATCTTCTTTTTTATCTGCTGTTGTTGGAGTTCTCCAATTATTAACATTACCTGTCCATACATTAAGTAAACCTAACTCAGCCATCCATCTGGAAAACCCATGAGCCGTGCTACCCATCCATAGTTCAGCCTTTTCCCTATCAACTCTGGATTTCTCTCTCCCATGTCCTGTTCCAATGTCGAGCCGTGTTTCCCTGCTTTCACTGACGGAGCTTGTTTGTTTATCGGTTTCGTTGCTTGACTTGCTCTTGGAGTTGAATACTGAGTTATCTTTGGATTCTCCCTGAGATTTCCTGTTGACTTTCTCTTGGACTTCTTCTCCTTGTCGCCTCTGTATAGTACGTTCTCCAATGCTTCCCCTGTCCTCGGATTCAAGTGGTCCATTGTGTTCGGTGTCTCCCAATGTTCCAACTCCGAAGAATCTTTTTCTAAGGTGTGCTGCACCAACTGTTCTTGCTGATATAATTTGCCATTCAAATCTATAACTCCTGCTCTTGGCAATATCTTTGATAACTCTTTCAAAGGCTTTCCCTTTGTTTGCTGTAAATATTCCTGGGACATTTTCCAAGATAAAGTATCGTGGTCGAAGTACATCAATAAATCTCCATACTTCATCCCATAACCATCTTTCATCTTTAACTCCTTTTCTCGAACCTGCTACAGATACAGGCTGACACGGAAATCCTGCTGTCAGTATATCTATCTTTGGTAAATCCAAAGGGTTTACTTCTTCTACTTTTTTATTTATTACTAATGTATTTGGAAAATTTTTTCTTAATATAGAACAGCAGTATTCGTCCATCTCTATCATCCATTCTGAAGAGGTGGCTAGTCCAGACCGCTCTAGTCCGTACTCGATTCCGCCTATACCGCTAAATAAACTTCCTATTCTCATTGCATTATTAAATATACCTGGATTCCAAAAGTAGGCTGTAAAAAAAATTTTTTTTCTTAGGTTTCCTTAAACGACTAACCCTCACTTGCGTGAGGGCTATATAGCGTCCTATATTGTCGTTCAATCAGAAAGGAGGATGCAATGAATAAAGAATTATTTTTTGCAACCTATGGGTCAATAATAACATAAACTTGTAAAAAGGAAACATCTGTGCTAAATTTATCCTAACAATCAGAGTGTTCTTCCTGCTTTTAGAAAAGGATTCTTGATTATAAACTTTAAATTAAAGTGGTTTAGCAGGTCCATGGTAACTAGGGTTAAAGCCTATTACTTCATAATATAAAATAAGTCATAAATAGATTTGTTATCGGTTTGGGAGGGATGACACAGGGTTAGCTGTACTTTCCATTTTTACTTAGTTAAATAACAGCCAACATAAAGAAAACACCTCTTACTAGCCTTTATAAGGTACACCACTATATCTAGTACCACTACATATTGTACCCCTAGTTAACAGCATATTTCTAGGTACTGTACATATATATGAGACGCCGCGCCACCTTGAACCCCAGCCTTGAAAGCCAGTGAAAATTACCTGGTTGAGCAACACATAGATTATCCATATCGCTACATACATACTATATATTGTGTTGTTTTGACTCACATACATCATGTAGTGTACCCATTTTGATTAAATACGAGGATATAGTAGTTAAACATACCTGGAGAACAGTAATCTGGTCTAAATCTGGGTCAAATCAGGAGATGCGAGAGCCTGGACAGCGCCTGGTCAGCTGCATCCGCGCTGCATCAGCGTTAAATCCTGGAAGGATAGAGAGAGAAAGCACAAAAAAAAGGTGAGAGGGTAAGAAATGCAAGGAACTTACCCTTCAACACCTTGTGTCTACGTACTATAAGAGGGAATCTTATGCATTAGACTTCTGTAAATTGACAATCCTAGTAGGAATCACGACATTGAGATTACAATAATCACAAGCGTGACCGAGAGCGACAGGT